ATTTTTTAAGGGGTGATAGGAGGGGGCACCCCCCCCCGGTCTTTTAATTGCACCCCTCATTAGGAAAAAGAATTATGAATGAGTATTTATCATTCGTAAACTTGTTCTTTTGCATGCTTCATCCTTTCATTAAAGTCCTCATCTTTGTAAATTATTAAATACAGCAAAGGATTATAGTCACAAATTTCTTGCATTGCTTGAAAATTGGAACGTGCTTGTTCCATTTCAGTTTGACTTGAACTTGTTTTAGAAATTCTAGACAAGTACGAACAAGTGTTGTATCCTTGTTGCTGATCAAAGTTATACCAAAGTTGAAACTGTGTGAAAGGATTAAACGGATTGTCAATCGTTGTTAACATGAAATCTCTTTTAATGAAATCATCTTTGCTTGTTTCCATTTGAAACTTTCCTTTCTTTAGTTTAGTTTAGTTGTTCTTGAACAAAACACTTTATTGTTCTAGGACTTTAATGCTTTACTAATAGCTGAAGGAGAAACACCATACTTATCAGCAATCTGTTGTAATGTAAAGTTTCCATTAAACATTGCTTTGATTGTTGCAAGTTGTGCATCAGTAAAACCTCTTTGGTTTCTAGGCAAAGCACGTTCTTTAAATTTATCTGAGTCAGTATTATTAAGTATCTTTTGTACTTTGCTAGGTCTTAATGCACCAGCTTGTATAGCTTCCCATTCTCTATCAGTTATCTGAATCTCAACATCTTTCTTAGATGCACCAACAGCAGCTCTAGCATTTGTTAGGCATCTTTGACGCTCTTTATCTTTATCATCTTTATCCATGTCTTGATTCTCACTAAGGATTGCCTTGTATTCTGATGTAGCTAGGGCCTGTGCTTTACGTTCCCTAGGCCTATTCTTTTCTGCTATCAACAGCTTGGTGTCTAAAGATTCTATTTCTTTAGCATATTTTAATGCTGCATCTTTATTATACTCAGTGTTCTTAACCTTTAAGTATTCTTTACGGGCCTCGTTAGCCATAGCCTTCATACTATTCGCATAGTTGGCATAGCTTATCTCTATAGGATTACGAAAAGCAGATACTAATTCGTTAGCATCCTTGACCGTCATCATCCTAGAGATTTGCTGTTGCTTAAGTCCCCCGCTCTTGTTCTTCTCCCCAGTAAGTTGTACATGAACCTCCCCCGTCTCAGGGTCCCAGTCTCGGGTGGGGGATATCTGTTTTCTTTGATCAACATATACTTTGGCTTTGGAACGTGATACAATTGTAGCGGCACCCCCTTCAGGCTTACCCGTCTCGGGGTTAGGGGGGCGGTACTTAGCTTTTAGCTCCGCTATTCTATTGACCCTCTCCGATGTCTTATAATCCAGCCCGTGCTTCTCCGCATCTATTACTACCATAGAGTGTTTAACTGCACACGCGAGGTCATCTAAATTATCAACACCCCCTAGTTGCATATCCGTTAATAGATTAGTGATGATCCCCATCTGTTTTTGGGTGCCATCATGTGTCATCTTTTTCATACCAGGATACCCTGGGAATGCTTCTTTAGGATCAAATCCTTTAAGTTGTTCTAGGGCGGGGGATGTTTTTATTTTAACTTTAGAATTTACAGGAATTACTAAAGCAGTATCCCCATCAAAGTCTGCTCCTGAAAGCTGTGCTGCTGCAGATGGATTTATACCCACCGCATCTAATGATTTTTTACCAACTGTATTTTTACCAGGCTTAAAGTCTGGGTTAACTACTGTGAGTTGAGGTATCTCAAAAGTACCAGCATGTGGATATCTTATTAATACAACTTTTTCTCCAGGTCTTAATGTCGGTGCATATATTTCATTGTCCTTTAACTCTGGTACTGGTAATAATACTTTAGTAGTTTGTCTAGGCAATGCTGCGGCTTTCATATGTGTCGCAGCTGAGTCACATTCATCAGCAAACTCACCTAATAATTTTCTTTTAATAGCTGGGTTGGTTAGATTTTTAATCTCATCAAATGTTTCTGCTTTTTCTGCATAAGCTAACCTTAATTGCTTATCAACCAATGGCTTAGGTTGTTTAGATAGCATCTGAGCAGACAAAGATTTAGAATAATTATCCCAATCTCCTTCTTCTCTTATCTTATTTACAACAGATAGTTGTTGCTTGCCGTTTTCATCGACATAAGTTGTTTGACCACCAGCTTTTATTAATGCTCCAAATGGATTTTCAGGATTATCCTTCATAGGTTTTAATATCTGTTTAGCATCTGGATCTGGATCCGTCAACGGTGTTCCTTTTTTCTTATTAGAATTAATCAATATGTCTACGCCTTTTGGTAAATTGTCTGAGTATATAGCCATACCTTTTATATAGTGTGTGCCATCAACAGCAATTCTTACTTGCGCGTATGCTGCATCACCCATTGTTAAATCAGCAACGCCTCTTCTTAATTCTATAACACCATCTTTATCAGTTCCTCCTTCTTCAGCATATCTAACACCAATTCTACTAGAGTCAACTGACTTTGGCTTTTGTGTTTTTACCAATTGTGGTTTTCCATTTTCACCGTAATCTACTTTATCAGAAAATTGTGTAACCTTATGAAGATTATTCTTAGCGTCTTTCCATTCTGTATTAGGTGGACATAATAAAAGCAAAGATGTTTTCTGATTAGGATTTGTTAATTGAGGAACTTTGACGTCATGGACTACATATCCATGGTCTTTTAAAAATTGAAGGACTGCTTTTTTTCGTCCATCAGTAATTCCCATGTCTAATTCTGTATACTTTCCAACATCAAGATAATGATCTTTATCAACTTTGTCTGCAAACATGGTTGCTAAATCAGCAATGACTGTTTCTTTTTGTAAGGCATCTTCTTTAAGCCATCTTCTAACAGTGGCCTCACCTACACCCATCTTTTTTCCGATAGCAACATTAGACATTCCTTTATCTGAATATGATTTGGCCGTATAAATATTCTCAATGGTCTTTTCTTTATTAGCCAATTGTCTAAGGTTATCTAATTGTTCTCTACTAGATAATCCCATAGCTTTTGCTACTTCTTGAGCCGTCAATCCTTCATCAAGTTGTTGTTGGTATCTAGAATATACCTCTTGATATCCTTGATAAGGATTTTTTCCAGAACCCCATGGATATCTACCAGATCGTCTAGGCATTCCATAATGAAATAACTCGTCAGTCATCATTATTATTCCTCCAATGTTTTATTTATCAATTTATCAAAAGATATTATTTTATCCATGATTGGTAGAATATCTTCAGCAGTCGGATTAGATATAAATATATCATCAAATTGATATATCCTAGTTTCAATTTTAATATCGCTAGGTTTCATATCATATTCCAAACAAAATAAAGCTACATAAATAAATAATTGTTCCATGTGTGCTGGTGTCATACCAGTTTTCAAGTCATGAATCCTTAATAGATTATTTTTAAATCCTATGGCATCAGCTGTACCGAAACAATTATAAGAATAGAATAAAACAACTTCTGGTTTTAATCTAAATCCTATAGCATCATTTATATAGCGATGTAAAGTTTGATTAGTTCTCGGCATTTTTATTCCAAGATTTATATGCTCCGCTGCAAGTGCATGTAATCTAGTTCCTCGTTCAACAGCCAAATGATTATTATAATTTTGTATTAGCTTTTCATCATTATAATTTAACCAATGATATTTGCTAGCTGATAAATATGCGTGTTTACCTTCTAGCTGTGAGTGATCGTTGAATTTCATCCAGAACCTCCTCTTCATTTTCTGGTGATATAAATCTTGCTTTTGACATATCATTCATTTTATCAACGTAATATTTTTGATTAGGTCTAACACTAGCCGATTTTGATCTCTTGACTTCTAGTGCAGCCCAATTCTCTCCGTTTAAAATTAAAAGATCTGGTATGCCTTGAATATAATTTGGGTCTTGTTTAATCACCATACATTCTGGCATCCGATCTTTCAACTTTACAATCAATTCTTTCTGGAATTGTGATTCTTTTTTCATGTTTGGCTCCTTCATATTGACAAAAAATTATAAAGAATTAGACACTCTAAGTGTCTCTCTCCTATATAAAGGTCTGATTCTGCGACGAGACAAATTTTCCTTTATTAAAGTCTCGTTTACATCTCAAATCTCTAGCTATTGATAAGTCAATAGAGCTTCTAGATTTTAAATGATAAAAATATAGATCTATATAAGGAGAATTTAATCTATCAATTCTACCGGAAGCTTGTTTTGTCATTTTATAACTATGATTCAAACTATAAAATATAATAGTATCTGTTAAGATGCAATTCCATCCTTCAGCTCCAGCACTATATTGCACTAAATATACCCAACTTTTACTATCAGGTATATCTTGATGTTTGTGCCCGTTCCATTCTGCGACTTCGCATCCTTCTGGATATGCTATACTTTTTAAAATCTCTAGTTCATAATCAAAAGTATAAAATATAATTACTCGTTCGTGCTTTTCCATAATTTCTAAAATAGCAACCGAACGGCTCTCATCACTGTTAACAATTTTTCTAAGAATATGACAATACTCAGAAGCATTCTCTATTGGTTTATCTTCAAAAATATTCCATCTTCTTTTAGATACATCTTTATAAGTTAATTTATCATAATCAACAATAATATCTATATCATGATGTATGGTATGTCTATCATATTCCATATCAACCAAGATTTTTTTTCTTAGCCTTATGAGTCTTTGTATATTTAGGTATCTTTCTATTTGAGGATAACTTGTATATCTACTATACACAACATGCTGATTTACAAAATCAGTTTTGTTTTTATAAAAACCATTAGCTATAAAAACTGGAATATAATCAGACCAAGTATCTCCAGGAGTAGCGGATAATAATATCCAATCGTTATATTTTGAAATTTTTATAAACGATTTAGCCCATTGTCCATAACCTACAACTCGCTGTTCATCAAATATAAAGAATGCATCTTTCACATCTTTATATTTTTTTATATTATTCCAAGAATCAACGTGAATATTATCATCGTTTATTCCATCTAAAGAAAAATGAGTAAGTTCACCTTCCCATTCTAGAGTATCTCTTTTTCTAGCAGTTGTTATTATATATAATGGTTTTCTATTATTTTTAAAACAATTTAAATCTATTTTGTCAATATTCCATTGTTGATCTTCTAATAGATACCCTTGTTCTTTTAAATAATATGCAATAGCAGTTATACTTTTTCCAGAACCAACACCACCACATAATATACATCCATTACGCATTTGCTTTACAGCCTTTTGTTGGTATGGTTTAAGTTTCATAAGTGACTCCTTAAAAAGAGGGGACTATAAAAATCCCCTCAACATATCTTACTCAAATGGAATCTCCTCATCTTCAAAGTCATATTTGCTAGCGAAGTTATCCTGAGCTATTGTAACATACATTGTTTTAACATACAATGCAACATGTGGTTCATCAGGACCTTTTCCCATCTTTTCTCCATAGTCATACGGCCTTAATATCAAATCGATATGCTCAATATCAGAATAATCCAGATTACCGACTGTATCCTCGTTCAATAATGTCTTACTTCTTCCACATATCATATAAATATTAGGAGGAAATGGACCATTATAATTTAATTTAACAGAAATGTATGGTTGTGGTACTTCTTCATCATCTCTAGGCTGAAACACCTTAACATTACAACCAGAATTTGTCAAATCTTCTGCTAATTCATCCGTTAATAATAATACGAAAGATCTTCTACCACCATTTGGATTCCATTTATCAGGTCTACCTGAAAAGTTCGGAAATCTAATTACGGCATTTTCAATTTCAATATAATTTTGCTCCATTTTTATTACTCCTTTCATTCTATAAATGCTTCAGCATCTCCAAATTCATTAATAGTTTCCATAGCTTCATCAACCAAAGAAATATAATAACCTTCATCTATTATACTTTGATCCTTTACATCTTCTGATTCTAACCATCTATAACCTTTCGTTCCTGTAGCGGCATAATATTTTCCATTTTGTTCTCTTAATAATATACCACCACCACATCCAGGCTTTATTGGACAGAATAAACCGACTTTACCAACGAATTTATAACTATGTCCAGGTTCGATTAATTCTTCTAAATCTTGCTTGTCCATATAATCCGTGGATTCTAAAATATTAAGATTAGCCTTTGTAATTTGTTTTCCTTTTTCTCTGTCTTCTCTTAATTGTTTAATGGCCTCATATTGCGAAACATCTGGTAATCTTTCATTCATATCTAAATATAAATTTGTAGATACGGATTTTGTTTCACATAGATCGGAAAATTCAATTGGCTCATGAGAAAACAATTTCTTAAATACATATGGAACCTGAAATTGTGTACCCGTTGCTGTCCAATGTCCATCAGAAGCATCTTTAGCAACATATACTGCATCATTGACTAAGCACATTTTTTCGTATGTCGCCTCATGTTCAAAATCATACCCATATTTTTTACCATATTCCATTACAAAATTTATAATCTTTTCATCAGCATTAGGAATCTTTATTGAATCTGTTTTTATATGTGCTACTGTGTATCCCATCTTTTGGACTTCTTTTTGTAAATTTATCATAAATAAGCTTCCACGCTTAGCTACAATATTATCTACATTTCTAGGATCCTTAAACGGATTATCAAATGTTGCTGTTGTATAACCATATACAGAATTGATTACAATCTTTAGAGCCTGTGCTAAATCTTTAGCCCTAGATTTATCTGTTAAGTATGGTTTGAATGCTCCATTCAATAATTTTCCAGCAGTTTCAAAGTCTTTATGCTTTATAGCTAGTCTAGCATCCTTTATATCTTTAAAGTTTTTAGTATATTTACCAAATATATTTAACTCAATAGCCGATGTCGGATGCATGGATGCTATATCTAATAAAGCAACGTCTTCATAAATACCAGGTTCAGCATATACTCTTCCACCTTCACTAGGATCTTCTCCTAAATATGAAGAATGTCCGTCTTTAAACTCATAACCTGGGAATAATTCTGATAAGTCTGTATATACTAATTCTGGGTGTCTCTCATTACCAAATATAATTTTAGTTGTATGAGAACGTGTTGTATCATTAACAGTTAAACCTGAAATGTCAGCCAATATCTGTCTAGCTATAAAGTCCTCTTGTCTAGCATCCCAAACAGCTTCAGTTGCAATAACATCATTATCACAATATTCAGCAACTTTATTCCACAATTCTTTTGGAACTGGTTGATCCCAAGGCAAACCTAATTCTTGATGGTGTATACCTAGTTCGATTTCCCATTTCTTAAGAGATTGTTTTTTAGAACAGAAATCATATACGTCAGCATAACTCAAATTATACGCCTCACCCATAAATGCATTCTGAGACTTATTTATTATCTTTTGAGATTGATTGTATAACTGTTCGTTATCATATCCCATCATACGACACCACATTAAATGGTTATCATATCTTCTACAGTTAAATCCTACTAGTCTAGTTGACGTTATAAGATGTTCAATCTCAGCAGGCGTTGGATTTATCATTCTGTTTACTTTTTTATTGCCTTTTATTTTCCAATTTACTAAAAATAAATTTGGAAATACTTCTATATCATAAAAAGCTATAGGCTTTTCCTCATCATCTTCAGTATTCTTGGATGGCTCCTCAGAATGAAAATGCATTTTGTTAACGAGTTTTAAACAATAATCAGCTTGGTGCCTAGAACTTCCAGCAAATGCTATAATAGCATTTCTCATATCTGTTACATCATAGGCCATTCCTGATTCATATGCATCTTCTAATAACTTAAATATAAAGTCGATAGAAGGCTTTGTATTAGGAAATACTTCTTTATTAAGACATTTCTTTAATAAAGCTCTTAAATGTTTCTCGTTACTTATGCTTTTTTCCTCGACCATCTTACCTCCTTTCAATTTCATAGGTAATCCAGATGATATTTCGGCTATATTAATATCATTACATTTCGTAAGCCTTCTTCTTAATGATGAATTTCCAGTAAATACTTTTATTTCAATATCATCAGCAAATATACGACTCAATTTTGTAGGATCACCTTTATAAATATAATGTAAATGGATTCCTTTTCCACTTTTCGATAACTCAGCATATGTTGCTGGCCATTTCAAAGCAGCCTCGTAATTCTTTTCAAAAGATTTTTCACCATTTTCGTCCTTCAAATCAAAATCTATAACAATATGATTGTCTGGAACTCTTACATAATGTAATCTGCTAGTGTCCAAGTCTTTTAATTTAGTAGTAACATCAGCCCATTTACTTTTAGGTGTTTCTTTTACACTACCATATTGTGCTAAACAACTGTTACATCTCTTATCAAATAATGATTCCTTACAATTAAACTCTAACCAAGGCTTATTTTCCATAATATCTTGTACTGTGGTGTCTGGTTCTTCTTGTTTAATAGGTCTCATAAATTTTTCAGCAAGAAATCCTGAATAGTAGCTTCTGATATGTACACCATCTACTCTGGCCTGTTCTTCAAAATTCTTAAAATAATTTTTAAGCTCTTCTCTAAACTTATACTGCTGCATTTTATACTCTATTTCAGAATCATCACAATATTTCTTATATGCAGCATATGCAGCTTTTAATGATGTACCATCTTGTTCTCTGAATGTATCAAAGTTTGCTTCTACAAAATTAAAGAATGGATCTGTCTTATACATCATTTCTATAGGTTTATAGCTTCCATAATAATTTCTGCCCATTCTCTTATAAACTTCCAAACAATGGTATGCTATTCCGCCTAATTCATAAGATATATCATTCATTAATTTATTATATCTAGACGTTGATACTTTTCGTCCTGATGGTGTAACATCAATAAGTCTTCTTATGATTCCAGATTTGCCATCTGTTATTCTTACTGGTTTATTAGTTGCCATAAATAGAAAGCACTGGGCCCTAGTTGAATATCGTGCTTTAAATTTCTCATTTATTAATATCTCTTCATGAGAAACTATACTATTAAGCAAACTATTATCTTTAATGTTTGATAAGTCGCCATCATGTTGTATAGCAACCAAGGGATTTCCAGAAAATGAATCAGTTGCGAATCCTGTAGCATTTTGTGTTAGCTCTTTAGCATCAAATGTTGTATAATATCCTTCAAACAACATCTGAATAATATTTAATACTGTAGATTTTCCTGAGCCAGCGTCACCATATAATACTATAAATTTCTGAATACGTTTCGCATCACCAGATATAATAGACCCAATGGCCCATTCAATCTTAGCTCTCTCTTCTTCATCATATAAAGTATTCATCAATTCATTATATGCAGGTATTTCGCTATTCTCTAAATCATAGCTAAGCTTCTTACTAATGTAATCGTCTTTGCTAACTTCAGTATTATTAAATATAATCTTGTTATCTAAAGACTTATAGTTATCAGGAGCTTTTGAAATATAACTTTTATACTTATCCCAGCTACCTGTTGAGAAGTCCGTCAAAGTTTTTACTATAACAGCTCCACCTAATAGACTACCTCTTTCTTCTTTATACCTGTATAGATCTTTATCAACAATCTTAGCTACATCATATTCGTCTGTAGACCACAATCCCTTTTCTTCATCCCAAATTGCATAAAAGGAGCCACCACGAACCATTAAATCTTTAGTTCTGCCGATTACAAAATCAGGTGTAATTTCCCACACACCTTTTTTTGCAGAGATTTCTTTAATATTATAGAAATCCATAAATATAACTCCTTTCCAAAATTTATTCTGTACCATTTGTACCAAATTTGAAATATATTCTATATAGTAATTTTTTCTCCCGTGCGTAATTAGAAAAATTTTTGCAAAAATGGTACAAACGAAGAGGTGAGGTCGAAAAAAACTCTTATAAACGGCTAAAATAAGCCATTCTTGACTCAATCGCCCCCTGTACCAAATCCGTTTCAAAAATGGTACAATGTACCAAATATTTGGTACAAATCGCATCACCTCGTCATTATAAGCCATTTTTCCCTCGTCATTTCCACTTTCAAAAATGGTACAAATTTCAAAAATGGTACAAAATTTTCAGGAAATTATACAATTTTTACTCTTTCCAAGTCTTTTTTTCGGCTTCTTTTAGAGCCTTCTCCTCAGCTTCTTTTTTAGCTAATTCGGTACGATATTTTTTGTATTTTTTACGTGACCATATGGTTGCAATACCGAATCCGATCAATCCACCAACAACTGCAGCTTTGTTTTTCTCCTTGCTGAGGCTACTCAAAACTTCATTTTGTCCCTTCAATTTACCAACATCATAAGCAAATTCTACAACCTCATGCTTATTTGTTTCAAAATCTCCTGTGATAATCGTGAAGTGCTCTCCACAATCCAATCCAAATCTTGTATTTTCCATTTTCAGCTCCTTTCAAAATATAACAAAATTAGTTATAGATCTTCTAAACCCTCGCTTATTAGCCAGTTAATATAGTTAGTCAATTGCCACCAGACTTCTATCTGTGCCATATCCATATCGAATCCTGGGATTGTAAAGATATTTCCTTGCCCTTCCCAATTATATTGTCTATGTAACATACTATCAATAACCGTATTAATATAATGCTCGTTATATCTAATATTGTCCATTCTATCAAGACCTAAATTACGAATCATGTGCCCCCAAAACCAATGCGGAGTTCTATCACCATAATCCGAATTAAATGATAATTTATCTTCCCATTCCTTAGCAAGTCCAACTAAGAATTCTAATACTGAACACGTTTGGACAATATTGTCTCTATCAAACGTACCCATATTCCAATCAATATCATCATTTAAAGGGCTTAATAAAGATATAGACATATCATTATCAAGAAGAAACATCCTACGAAGGTTTCTACCAGCTAAAGACCTATTTTCATCATTACTGATAAACCAAATATATGGGATTTCATGCAACCTCGTTAATAGCTTCCCATAATTATATATATTATCAGCATAAATCAATCCGCAAAGATACTCAAAATATCTCTGATTCATCATTCTGTAAACTCGTCTTCCACGAATTCCTCATACGAACGATGATATTCATAATCTACCTCGTAATGCGAATTATTCAAATCATCACGAATATATAATGTTAATTCGCCATCATGTGATCTCAATAACTCACCAATTCGATCAAGTATAACAGAATCAGTTTCTCCAGTAGCACTATCAACTAGTACATCATCATCTACAATATATGTAAATGACATTACATCATATCCGTTGTCTTCATAACAACTAGCTTCATCAATAATATATAAATCACTGACTCGTTCATTGTCCGCATACTGATCTTCTACTTTTTCACCTTTTTCATCGTTCTCATGAGATTTACCCATGGTACTATAATCAAGTTTCTTAACGATGTCCTGGTAGTCAACATCTTCCTCATCAATAGTTACAGGTTCTTCAGACGCTACCTTATCGAAGTCTTCGGCTATTTCTTCATCATAACCGTTATCTTCGACATCCTCGCCAGAATATACTTTCCGAGCC